CCTTGCTCGTGGATGCCCAGATCGTCTGCATGATGTTCTGGAACTCCGCCGAGGAGAGGGACGTGCCCGAGTTCTTGGTCGTCGAGTTCGTCACGATGCCGTTGATGACGCCCGTCATGCGGCGCGCCGTGCCCGAGCTGCCGGACGCGGTCGACCCGCACATGAGCGCCAGCTCGATGTCGGTGGCGTGGTCGACGAGGTTCTTCTGCAGCTGGTAGCTGTAGGGCTCGACGACGCCCTTCACCGCGATCTCGGTCTCGGAGACCTGGACCGCCTCGATGAAGATCTGGCAGATGTTCGACGCACGCACCGGCTGCGTCAGGTCGACGACGGTGAAGGAGCTCCCTTCGGGCTGCGCGTTGTCGTTGTACGTGCTGAACGTGTCAGTCGTGTACTGGTGGAGCGTGTTGTTCGCCGGGCTTCCCATGGGGAGCCTGGTGAGCAGCGGCGTCTCCGACGGGCTGATGTTCGTGACCACGTCTATCAGGTCCTCGCGCCGCGAGGTGTCCTGGTAGGTTATCAATCCTATTGCCATGCTGTTGGTTCGCTAAGTTTCTGTCACGTTTCGCCGATCCCCTTGGGTATCGGAACCATCCCGTTCTCGACGAGGTAGGTGCCGACGTCCTTCGACGCGATCGCCGCCTTGAGCCCCTCCGCCTTCTGCTCGGGGGACGGCGGCGTCACCACGCGGGGCGACGAAACCAAAGGAGTGCGCGAGTTCCTTAGGTCATCCGCCTCCAGCACCGGCCTGAAGGCGGGCAGTTCCCTCACCTCCGCCCATGACTTGCCGGGATTCGCCGCCCTGAGCGCGCCCAGGAGTTCCTGGTGCGGCTGGAGCGACGGGTTCTGCGAGAAGAAGATGTCCCTCTCGTACTGTTCCTTCGAGACGAAGGCGTCCGGTGCGGGCGCGGGCTGGGGCGCGGGGGCCTGCGGTGCGGGCTGGTCTTTCGTTATGTCTTCCATAATTTTGAGTGCCGCCTGTTCTCCGCCCCTGGCCTCAAGACGCTCGATGAACGGACGGTACTTGCCGAGCTTGCCGCGCATCGCGGCGTTGTCCTTGAGGCCCTGGAGGGCGGAGGCATCATCCCTGAACGACGTGCCCCACTGCTGGTTCACGACGTCCGCCAATGACTTGACCTCAGAATCATTCCCGCCTCCTTCTCCAGCCCTAACGTCCGGGGCTTGAGGTACGGAATCAACAGGGGTATTGGTTTCTGTAATTCGGTCTTCCATGTGGAAAGATCTTATGCGTTTCCTTAGGGCTTCCCTCGACTTTTATGCGCCTTTCGGCAAGAAGCTCATCGAGAGACGGCTGGTCCCTCGATCAGATCCCTGCTACCCGCTTTCCTTCTCCGGGAACCTCAGGTACACCGACGGCTCGTCCCTGTCCGCCATCGATACGGCGGTGTGGACGCCCTGCTCGACGCTCCCCTCGAGGTCCCTGATCCACTGGCGCACGAGCGCTATCGCGTGCTGCCGGGTCTCCATCTCCTTCACCTTGGCCGTGGCCGTCGTGAGGGACGGGTCGAGCGTGGACCACGAGTCCAGTCTCGTCAGCATGGCCTCGAGCCGCTCCTTGGCGAGCCTCCAGGCGTCGCCGTTCACGAGCTCGGCCAGCATCCCGCCTTCGGCTATCACCTTCTGCGTGTCCCTGTCCGGCGTCATTTGCGCCCTCCGGCCATGGTGCGCCGGTGCTTCCTGGCCATCCTCTCGAATACCGCGCCGGCGACCTTCTCGCCCGCGGCCTTCGAGCCGTATTCCTTCGATGCCGACTTCTCGATCTTCGAGAATCCGCCGGTCTTCTGCGCGTGGCCTATCTTCGCCACCTGCGCCCTGCCGCGCGCTCCGTTTGGTTTCATCGCTGTTTCATGGTTGTTATGGTTTTCGGCCTTTTCACTGGGGTACCGCGTTCGCCTGCGCGACCTGCGCGGTGGGGTTCTGGGTTGGCTGGGGAGGGGGCTGCTGCTGCGGCTGCGGGGGCTGCTGCTGGACCTGCTGGGACATCTGCTGCGCCTGCTGCTGGCTGTACGGAAGCCCCAGGATGTCGAAGAGCGTGGGGAGTATCTGGTCGGCCTGGGAAGGGGCTATCCTCAGGAGGTCGATCAGGTTCTGGGAGAGGACGCCCGAGTCGATCTTCTCGTTCGTTATCATGACCTCGCAGTCGTAGTCCAGGGGGTCGAGGACATCATCCAGCTTCATGAAGCGCTCGGTGCCGTACTTGCGGAGGCGCATCATCGCCCGCGTCCTGTCCTGCTCGACCTGCATGGGGTCGATGCGCTTGCCTTCCTCCGTCGCTTTCTCGATCTCCTCGACGATGAGCTTGTTCACGATATGCTCGTCGAGCTCGATTATCTCGCCCGGGTCGCCGGTGAGCCGGACGGTGTCTCCTACGCCCAGGTTCCGCATGACGATCGGGAGCGCCTGGTTCCTGATCCACCGCTCGAGCCACAGGCCGATGTTCTCCTTCACGAGGCCGTAGGCGCCCTGCGCCTGGTTGTTCTGGATGGCCGCGTTCGTGGCGGGTGTGGATGCCGGGAGCGGGTCGCCGGCGGTTATCTCCTGCGACTGGGTGACCCTCTGCGCCCACTGCCAGACCGTCTCCTCGTCCTTGTAGCTGGAGTCGGGGATCTCCGCAAGGTCGAACTGCATCACGTCCTCCATGGAGTTCACGAGCACCGCCCCGTTCACGGCGAGCCTCTGCATGGACTGCATGGTGACGCCGCTTCCGCGCTTGATCTTGAAGAGGCCGAGCTGGGACACCTGCGCGCGCGTCTTCCTGACGTTCACGACGAGGTTCTCGTACACCTGCATCGGCATGGCCTTCTCGGCGATGCCGCGGCCGAGCCATCTCTGGGGGACGCGCGTGAACCACGCCTCCTCGTAGCCCTTGTTCAGGTTGTCCTTCCGCATCGAGTAGTCGTGGCACCGCCATGCGGCGTTGTCCCACGAGACGACGATCTCGCCCGGCACGTAGTCGTTCCCGTCCGCCCCGTCGCCCGTGAAGATGGACTTGGGGACCATGCCCCTGAGCCGGTAGACCTCGACGTAGAGCGTGTCCGAGGGGTAGTTGTTGAGCTGGAGCCACGAGTCGTAGCGCGGCACGTTCTTCCTGCCCGAGACGCCCTCCCAGTCCTTCCATCCGCCGCGCCTTGCGGCCGCGCGGAACTCGGGCACCGTCATGGGGAAGCGCTCGGTGACCTTGTCCGCCTCGCGTATCGAGGGTGAGGTGGGGTCGATGTAGAAGTTCAGGAGGTTGACCATGCGCACGTCGACCTCCTTCCTGATCTCCTCGGTGCTCCATACGACCGTCCCCCAGATGGCGAGGTGCCTGATGGCCTCCTTCAGCTTCTCGCCGAAGAAGATCCTGTTCAGGTGCTGCCTTACCGCCGCCCTTACGATCCTGGTGAACCCCGTCGCCTCGGGGTTCAGCGCGCGGAAGTCTATGTCCTTCGTGCCGAGGTCGGTGTTCTTGACCGTGGTCTCGACCAGGGTCTCGGTGAGGGGCACCCAGAGCTTGTCCTGGCCCGTCACGGTGTCCGTGGGCTGGTCGAATATGCCGAAGTAGTTCTTGAGGCAGGAGCGCAGCAGGACCGGCAGGTAGAAAGCCACCTGGGGGGTGACGTAGACGACCGAGTTCTCCCACGCCGTCTTCTCCTGCTGCACGGTGCGGATGGCCAGCTCCTCCGGGGTTCCCGAAAGCGCGGGCGTGCCGACTGCCGCGTCGGTGCTCTGGGCGGGCGATGGGGACGGGAAAGGCATGGGCTTGTGCATGCATCATGTTTCCCCAGCGCGGCAAGTCAAGGTCAGGAGTAGTCCGCGGAGTAGAGTCCGGAGCCGCCGTCGTCCTGCGCGCCGCCCAGCGGCTCCGAGAGCCCCCACACGGCCAGCGCCAGCGACATGATGCGGTCGTCGGTCATGCCCTCGGGGACCATCATCCTCACCTTCGGCCTCTCGCGCTGCTCGCCCGAGCTGAGCATGTACGACATGGACTCGAGCTCGGCTATCAGGCCCTCGTCGTCGGGGAGCCTGATCCTGTCGCTGTCGAGGAGCATCGCGAGGTGCGTCAGGAGCTGCTGGCGGCTGGTCTCGGTGAACTTGAACCCCTCGGGAGGGTCGACGTTCAGCCCCAGCTCCGCCAGCCTCTCGGCTATGGGGTCGCCGACGCCGGTGGAGTCGACCTTGATCGCCGCCCCGTTCCACCGGTACGCCGCCGCCTCGACGCGGGAGACCTGCAGGCTCCAGTCGATCCGGTTGAAGCGCTCCTGCATGCCTGCCCTGAACGTGTTCCTGTCGAATGGGGTTATGACGGTCCAGTCGTTGTACTTGGCCAGGTCCACGCCCAGCTGGTACGAGTGCGTGGATACGGGCTGCAGGTCGCCGCCCCAGAGGTTCTGGCGTATGCGCCTGAAGACCGCCGTCGCGTTGTCGAGGAAGTCGCACTCGTACTCCTGCTTGTAGAACGCCTCCGTGGTGCTGTGCCTCGCCTCGTCGAGCGCCTGCTCCGGTATGAGGCCGGAGACCGAGGCCTTGAGCAGGAAACGCTCCCACGACCGGTTGCCCTCCTCCCCCGCGAACGCGAACTTGCGCCAGAAGTCGTTCCTGCCCTTCGGCGTGCCCATGAACCAGCACCACGCGCCGGGGTTCGCGGTCATGATCGGCTGGACGATCCCCGACCATACCTCCGGCTTCATGTCGCCGTACTCGTCCAGAACCACGCCCCTGGGGTTGGGTCCCCGGAGCGAGTCGGGCTTGTCGGCGCCCATGACGTAGAGCACCGACCCGTTGGGGAACGGGACGTAGAGCTCAGAGCTGTTGCGCTTCGCCCATATCTCCGGCGGGCAGTACTTCGGCAGCATCTCCGGGTCCTGCCACACGATCTTCTTCGCCTGGCTGTAGTACGGGGCTATGTACCAGTACGTCCCCCGGTGCGCCGCCGCCCACCTGATGAGCTCGTTCAGCGCGAGCGTCGTCTTCCTGGCCTTCCGGTGCCAGACGATCACCTTGAAGCGCGCCCTGCTCTGCAGTATGGGGCGCTGGTGCGGCTCCGGCTCCCAGTTGCAGGGAATCGTTATCTCCAAAGGTCTTGATGTTTATGGTTAGTCCGCCCTTTAGGTCATGCTCCTGGCTGTCCTTCCAGCCGTAGTTGTTCTTCAGGTTGAAGATGGGTCCCGCCGCGTTTTTCCCGAGGTAAAGCTGCTCCTCGGCGAAATTGTGGCACCGCATCTTCGCCCTTTTTACGGTGTCAGAAAACTCAGGCCGATCCTGGTAGTCAAGCAGCGTCTCTCTCGTAGTGTCAAGGGCAAGCGCAAGCCCGGGTATGGTGTAGGGGCGGATCTGGCGCTCCCATCCCGGTATGGGCTTGCCTTCCTTGTCGACGCTCGCCGGTACCCTGGTCCAGCAGCTCTCGAAATAGGCGTCAATCGATGCCTGAAGATCCTCCGGCGTACTGAACTTGAGCGGGCGGCCTCCTTCAGCCATCGGATCTGATCGCCTTCATGTACTCCTCGCAGGCCTCGACCGAAGCCTCGGCGGACTTCATGAGCTGCCGCAGGTCCTCGTCCTGCATGAGGTCGAACGGAAGGAAGCGCCGCGCCTCCCTCACGGACTTGGCGGCGTTCCTGAGCATCTTCACGTAGTAGGGCGCGGGGTTCCTTCCCATGTCAGTGAGTCATCCGTCGTTCAGCTTCCGGTACTCTTCCTCGGTAATCACGACCCACTCGACGGGAACCCTGATGCCGTGCTTCCTGAGCAGCGCCGCGTCCTCCGGGCTCACTTTCGCGTGCAGGTGCCAGCCTTTCTCCAGAAGGAAGTCGTTCACCGCCTGCTGCGGGCTGCGTTTCTTGGTGCGGGGCATTTCCCTCACGATAACGCTTACGCCGCTTTTTGCAAGGGCACGCCCGCGACCAGGGGCGACAGCGCCGCTTCCACGTCCTCGATGCTCCGCGCGACTACGTATATCCCTCCGGCCTTCTCGAGCTGGCTCTGGAACTCGACCTGGTTCGGGTTCTGTCTCCCTTTGAGGTCCTTCACCTCGATGCCCACGTAGATGCCGCCTATGACGCACACGATGTCCGGGCTTCCGAGGGCGCCGAACCGGTAGAAATGCTTGTTCGCGTCCCTGAAACCGCCGCTGTTGTTGCGGTAGTGGAATATGCGGCGGTACCCAAGCCATTCGAGTATCGCGGCCTGGGTCGATTTCTCGGTCGATTTCATCGGTTCTGGGATTGATTAGCCTGGGTAACTGTTGGTTTGTTTCCTCGAAGTAGGATCCATGGCTTTTGCCTTCTTCGGTCGGCCGCCTTTCTTGCCCCACTCCTTAAAGGCTTCGAGTCCGTATTTCTTCAGGGTCGCCGCGCGGCCTTTCCTTCCGAGCGATACCGCTCCTTCGTCCTTTTTCTTTTCCATGAATTAGACGTTGAGCTTTATCGCGGTGCACTCGACGCATGATTCCTCGCACTCCGCGTTGTTATGCGGCTTGCCGCATTAGTATTCATTTTGTTCTGGCAGATGTCGCAAAAGTTCTTCATAGTGATTTGTGATTGATTTATATGCGGTGAAGGCCGTTATGCGGGATGAACTCGTACTTCTTCGTGCCGTCAAGCGATTCAAGCTCATAGATGTCGGGAAGATAATCCTTCACCGCCCTCATTCCCGTGACCCTCAGTTTCATGAAGCCGACTTTTACCGTCTCTCCCACCTTCCACACGTTCTTCGCCAATATTGCGTTGACCATGATTTTGTTTGTTTATTGTTTGTTATCCCCTTCGACCCCTTAACAATAACCTAGCGGCAGGATATTGCAAGTGGCTGCCTGTGGATAAC